ATACCACCGTGGTACTGTTTGTTATCAACACTTTGGCCCTCTCAAGCTCTTCTTGGCACTCCAACTCTGTTGGAAATTGCTCAAGCTGATAATGCTCTAACTTGTTGTTTGTAAACATGAACCACACTAAGAACCACATTACCACTTTCCCTGTTGTTTTCCGAGAAAGTACCCAACGACAACAAGACCCGCTATTCCAGATAAACCAACTAGAATACCTACAGTCCACTCTATTAGGGCGCGTTTGAGTTCTGCCTTGCGGTAAACCTCTTCTTTACGCTGCTTGCGCATCTGCGCCTCAATGTGCAGCACTTCCTCCCAAGCGGACGGTCCGTACTGGAAACTAATGAAGTTTTTGATTTCCTTGCGCATTTCGGACATTTTTTTCTTCTGCGCAAATATCTCAATGGCGCTGTGCGTGTCCGACCCCTTGAATGAATACCACGGAGGGTTCTTAACTTGCTCTTCGGCAAAGGAAAAATCGCTGTAAGCCTTGCCCCACTTACCAAGCTGCCCTGTAATATCTTGCAATTCACGGCCTACGGCAACGCCCTGCTTGATGGCGTTATAAGCAGATGTGGCTAGGCCAACGGCTGTAATAGGATCAATCATGTGTCCATGTACCTTCCGGGGCAGTAAGCGTCTGGATGGACAACGTGCCGTTTATCGTACCACTGCCCGTTCTTTCCGCCTGGCACACCACAGTCGTAGTAGCAAGCCTTATAAAACTTCGTGCCGTAATTGTTTACGAAAGTGTGTCCGTATCCGACAAATACAAGAACACACCACACTAGAACTCTCCGACAAACCTCTGCGGCCTAGCGATAGGGCTAAACCGCTTGTTTACCATACCGCCAGAGGCATACTTACTTTTACCCGCTTTGCTCAGAGCGATAGCTACAGCTTGTTTCTGGGGCTTCCCCGCAGACATCTCTGTCTCTATATTCTCGCTAATGACTTTTTGAGACTTACCTTCTTTTAACGGCATTATCCCCTCCGTTGCATAGCCATTTGCTGGATCTCAGCGTTAACTGCGATACGCTCCCGGTTAACTTCGTTCCGATCTCCAGCGATCTCTTCCTGCAAATCCATGCGGGCGGAGTCTAATCGGTCACGCTGCTCGACCTTGTTCATCTCCAACTCGAGCTTGGCAGCGTCGTTCAACGCATCTTGGTCCTGCTTCTCCTTGCGAAGTTGTAGTTCCTGCATACGAATAGCCACCAACGGATCCGGCTCGTTCGGGTTCTCCGGCATCAATCGCGCCAATACATCCGCCATAATCTTTTGCTGGTAAAGGACAACCAAGTTTTCAACCTCTTGCTGATTCTGCATGTCGACCTGAAGCTGTTGTTCGTACTGAGCTACCGATTCCGAACTTACCGCCCCGACCTCTGCCATCATCTTTGCTCCGCTCAGTGCCTGTTTGACCTCATCCATAGCCTGTTTCTTCGCAAGCATACTAACGTGCTCCTGCAAGTGAGACATAAACGATCCCATGATCTGCGGAGACGTCGATACAATCGGAGTCTTCATGAACATGATATGAATATCGATATGCGCCTCGTGGTTCTGCTCAGGGAACGCTCGCAGGATTTCTCCCATCAACGCTTGGGCATTCTCCATAGCGGGGTCCATAGGTTGAGGCTCTTGGGGAGGAGGCAAGATCTCTTCAATGTTCTGGACCTCGAGCGCCTGATACATCCGTCGATACGCAGCGTGAAGGTTGTGCATCTGAGGATTAGACTGAGCCAGTTGTAGTTGGGTCTGGGCCAGCGTAACGCGTTGCGCCATGGAGAATATGTTAGGATCACTGACGGGCAAAACATCAATTCTGTCGTCAAAGTCTTCCTGTTTTACTGCGGCGGAACCCCCCGCTACATCGTATGGATACTCCGGACCTGTATTTTCTTTAAAAATACGGGCCAGTAACCTAAACTCATTTTTCTGTGCGTAATGCAAACGCTTATGAATAGCAGACATGACCTTCATGCCGCGTTCCAACATCGCCACAGTTGTACCAACCGGGGTCTCTTGGTTCATGTTGTTTACTTGCTGATCGGCAATAGAAACAAACCGTCGACCGTCCTGGATTAAAGAACCCAACAACTGAGCTAACGTGCCAGATGGTTCTTTGTAAGGCAAAGGAATCAACGAGTCTCGAATGTTGCCGCCCGGCGCGTCAATGTCTCTCCACTCACCCGGCTGAAGCGGCTCATCATCGTTACGGACACGAACACCACGAGCTTTAAATCCTGCGGGCAAATTTGCCAAAGTTCCCGCATCAATCAACTGACGCAGAATACTGGTTGCCGCACGACCCAAACCGCCGATCATATGCACCAAACCAAAGCCGTAAAAACCTAATCCCGGCAGGAACTTGTAATGCACAAAGTACTGACGTTTCTTTTTAATCGGGTCGGTCTCGTCATAGTTGCGCCGAATCGCAAGGACCTCACCGCTGTCCTTGTCAATCGTGACAATGTACGGCAGCTTAATACCCGTGGGCTCGCCCATCTGATCTGTATCTTCAAAGCCTTCGACATCAAGATCACAGTGCATCTCCAGAATAGTTCGGATATCGTCTGTGTAGCTCCGTGAGAGGCCTTGTAGCTTGTTGACCTTCTCTTGTACCTCGTCCTCTTGCGCGTCTCCAGCGCCCCCTAGATCGATGTCCTTGTACACTCCAGAGAATTGCATCTTCCGAACATCGTTGTCGGTCATCTTTAAGACATGCGTAACTCGTGGAGCAGTCGCCAAATCCGTAGCTGAATACGAAACAACCACGTCCTGTGCTGGAACAAACTCTGCTACCGCACGAGCCTTTAGTGGATCAAAGTAAACTTTCTTGAACGTAGATCCAGACAAGGGAAGATAGAACAGCATCTGATCCATGCCCGGATCGTACTCTTCCATGACTTCCATAATCTGGTAATTCATAAAATGTTTGACACGCTGCGCCTGGTCTTCTCGCTGCTGGTCTTGCACCCCGATGATCTGAGTCCGAACGGGACCACCCGCTGGCAGCAATTCCTTATACGCCTGTGCCTGAAACTGCGTAACGCTTTCGCTAATTAACGGGTGCGTGACCCCACTAGCGCCTTCAAACGGCTCAGAACGCTCCGTGTTTTGGACACCGAGTAAGTCCAAACCCTTACTATAAGTCTCTTCCCAGTCCCTGCGAGATTCGTAATCTTCTTCGTAAAGGCCGACCAAGTCGCTGCTAATTTCTCCAAGAGTACCGTCATCTAAAAACTCCGCTAAGTTTGCAGTGTGCTCGACTATCTCGACGTCTACACCTTCCTCGTCCATTTCACCCATGGCTTGAACGATTGCTCCGCCCTGACCGTCGTCGATAATCTCAGCCCCACCGCTGAAGTCCATCGCCTCATCAACATCAATCTCAACTTCTGGAAGACCCTCAGTCATATCAAGGTCTAAGCCAGAGTCTACTAAACTTCCCATCGGACGTGGTGGCATAGCCATCAATAATACTCCCGTTTACGAGGAACGTGCAAGTCGTCCCCATCCTCTTCGCCCCGCAAAGAAACGAAGCCGCCTTGGCGAAAACGCATCAAGGCTAATGTCATGCTATCACAAAAGTCATCATGATCGCCATTAGGAAATGAAACTACTTCCTCGATGACCTCATCAGAGAACTTCTCGTGCATCGGTGCCCACACAATTCCAGCCTCAAACAAAGGCGCAACCATGTGCATTCGAGTTATTTTATCACTTCCTTTGCCCGGTGAGAAGCCCAAGGCAGGAATACCGCGAAGCCGCAACTCGTCAATGAGTGGTGTGCCCGTCGCTTTCGCTTCGACCAACACCATATCCGGCTCCCAATATTCGTGCTCTTGATACGCAATCTCCTTGAGTTCAGGGAAGTTCCAACGCCCTCTTCGAGCGTCCATTAAAATAATGTTGTCCGGACCGCCATCATCCGGAGTGAACACCCCCCAGGTCGTTATCGCAGAGTAGTCCGCAGTTTCTTTTTTAGAAAACGCCGTGTCATACGCTTGAACTATATACTTAATCGCAGGGATCTTTTCTCGGTCCCAGTCGCGCCACCAGTCGCGCTTAACAATCGCACTCTCGGAAGACGTCGGTTGCTGCTGCCACTGCGCGTTCCACTTGCCCACAGGCAAAGACGCTTTGATTGAAAGTAAGGCGTTCTTCTCCCAAAACTCAGGCCACAAAGGGTTGTCGCTAGGAAGAATAGCCGGGAACTCAACAACCTCCCACTGATCTGACATAATGTCGCCGCCCTGCGCTTGAACCAAACGGCCCGTCAAATCCTTCTTACCCCAACGGGTCATAACTAAAATAATGGCTCCGCCCGGTTGCAAACGCTGACGAGGACCAGAGGTGTACCACTCGTATGCGTTATCAAACGCACTGTCGCTCATCGCATCCTGCTCCGAGTGAGGGTCGTCAATAATAAATAAATCCGCACCACGACCCGTTACCGCAGCGCCAACACCCGCAGCAAAGTATTCGCCGCCCTTGTCTGTCTGCCATTTGCCAGCGCCCTTGTTGTCTTCCTTCAAGTTTGTATCAGGAAAGATCTCTTTGTAGGCAGGGTCGTCAATTAGATCTCGAACCTTACGACCAAACCGCACCGCCAACTCAGTGTTGTGCGTCGCTTGAATAATTTTCAACTTTGGATTTCTACCCAGAAACCAAGCAGGCATGAGAAAACTAGCGAACTCAGACTTCGAGTGACGAGGAGGCATGTTAATAATTAGCCGCTTTAACTTCCCCTGGGCCACCTGCTCAAGTTTTTCAGCAATCACCCTGTGATGACGGCCCTCGATAAAGTTCTCATACACATGGTGCGCAAAAGGCATGAAATAGTCCTGCGCCTTATCACGCAGATCTAGTTTCTTTTTCGCCTCAGT